AAAATATATGAATCATACTCAATTGTAACCGCATCAATCATGTAGAATTCATGGTTTGAGTAGAGTATGTTCTCAAGTGTCAGATCGCCGTGATATTGAGAACAAGGTAACTTTTTAGGTAATCTTGCAATCAATTCTTCTTTGGTAAACGGTATCTCAGGTTCTTTATGAAGCCACTCTAACTTCTTATTATACACCTCTGTGTAATCTTTTACAACAGCATTCTTGGCAAATCTGTTGAGTAAATCAACAATAAACTTTGTCAGGTAATTAAGGTCGTGCGAAAGTAGATAAGATTTCATATCAAGGCCATGAATATACTCCATGTCCAATACGTCATCATATTTTTGGTAGATTACTGGTACTGGATAATAGTCAGAATATAAATCAGACAATCGTTCAAAGTTTCTTTCGACATTACCAATCTTTCTTACGAATGTACCATATTCGTTTTGCATCAGAAAGATTTGGCTACCAGAATGTCCTTTGAGTTGTCGTATTACCTTTTCTTCCATTCCGCCGTATCATCTCGAATCAAACTATGCCATGTACCATTGTATTGACCTGGTGGAAATGGATTGTTCATATTAACATACACAAGGTTGTCGCCGTGTAGATTCTTCTCATGTAACTGAGCTCGCATCATGTCTTCACCAATCATCTGCACACCTTGGTCGTAGAAATGATTCATGTTCAGATAGATTGACATTCGTTTGTTCATTGTTTCAGAACTACCAAATGCAAACTGATCGTTACCAAAATCTTTCTCTGGCACCATGCGACAATTTGGCATGTAGAGTTTTGTTGGGTCAAGTTCTTCAAATGGTATCTTCACATTCAATGCATAGTCAGTTCTTGATTTGATGACCCAATCGTATGAAAACTTGTGATTGATTTCGTGTTGTGTTTTCAATAGACACGACTGATACATTGAGTAGAGCATCGCCACAGTAAATCGTGGTGGGTGTTTCTCCATGTTTGGTGTGTTCGGATACATCGAATCAAAATCTTGTTTAAGTGGTTCATCGGCCATGATTGCAGTTGGTTTATACATTTCAACCAAATCATTGGCCTCTGCACACTTCCAAGTATGAATGAAAACATCCACATCATAGTGATCTAGAAGATTCTTCTTGTGATATTCAAATCCTTTTTCGAAACTTCTAGCCTGGCCAGAAAGACACAAAGCTATTTTCATTTTAACCACCTATCATTTTCTAATGTCCAGTTTACCACTTGTTCAATTCTTTCACTCAGAGAAATTTTTGGTTCCCAACCTAAAGATTTCATATACTCACCACTCAAAGAATATCTTAGGTCATGGCCAGGTCTTGCTGAATGAAAATCATTCATCTCATAGTGCAATTTCTTATTTTGAACTTTGGCGATCAATTGAGCTAGTGTTAGGTTATCAATTTCTTCTTTACCAACAAGATTGAATTTAGGACACTTTGCACCACCATAATCGTTTTCAAATGGTCCTTTTAGATTTAAAATATGAAGTAGTCCATCAGCAACATCTTTTGCGTGAATGTAATGTCTAGATCCTGCTTTTGTTTTTGTTGGATCAGAATGTATCATAATTGTTTCTTCACCACGAACCCTACGAATACACAAAGGAATAAACTTTTCAGGATGTTGACGCTCACCAAATACATTCATCGTATGTGTAATATAAATTGGCATCTTGTAAGTATTTTCAAATGCAACACAAATTTCTTCTGCTGCGGCTTTAGATGCGGAATATGGATTCGTTGAATTATAACGATCTCTTTCACCATAATAAACGCCTTCAGGCGCAGGACCAAAAACTTCATCTGTTGAGAAGTAAACAAATCTTTCCAAATTTCGAAGATTTCTGGCATAATTTAGGATGTTTGTTGTGCCTACAACATTGTCCATAACAAATTCCATAGGATATTCAATTGAACGATCAACATGAGAACCTGCGGCCAAATGTAGGACGATATTAACATCACCCAATAGAGTAACAATTTGTGAATTCAATTCTGCTCTCAAATCGTGAAATACAACCTTTACACGACTACTCTTTTCTGGAGGCATAACTGATACCACTTCATGTAAACGATTTAGATTTCCAGAAAAATCTAATCTATCAAGAGATACGATTTCCCAATCAGTTTTTTCTAACAACACTTCAATCAAATGATGAGCAATAAAACCAGCACCACCAGTTACCAATACTTTTTTAGCCATATTTCACCTCAATAATATTTCTCCAAGCAGGAACTCTATCATACTGATGCACGATGTAATAAGGTTCACCAGTCGATGTTGTAATTTTACCATCTTTGAGTATCGGTCTTGCTTCAAGAAGTTTAGGTTCAAAGTCGGCCATTTTTGATGGGTCTGCTGTTGTGCCTAACTGACATGCCCAACCATCTTCTGATTTGGCATATTTGCAAGTATCAGTATATGGATGTTGTGAGATCATAAAGTTAAATGTTGATTGATCACAAATTGGAATTGGTCGATTGGTACAACTTGTAAAGATATTAATCGCAAGGTCTCGCATGGCATCACCATGGCCAGCAAGAACACCTACATTATAGATTTCATTCTCTTTGAAGATATTATGAACGTATGGTCCATAAGTATCAAGTAGATTTTGATTGCCCCACGGTTCATCTTCATATTTCATACTCTCTGATGAAAAGATGAGATTGTTTAATTCACAATGTTCTTCAAGATACTCAACAGGATTTCTTTGAAACACCACATCTTTCACATCGGTCGTAATGACAAATCGATATGGGCCATTGTTACGAATGTAATCGTAGATGTGTATGAATCTCTCGGTATGAACAGGCATGTTTGATGAATATGTCAAATTATCCTGTTCATCTTGTTTGAAACCTACGACTTTGAAACCAGCATCAATTACTTTGAGAACGGTATCTTTGTCGCAGTTCATGAGAATCAGAACTTTATCACCTTCAAAGCCTGATTTATTGATAGAGTTGACCCAATACTTAAGTTTAGGCCAATCGTAGTTGGTGCTACATCCTATAATCAAATCTTTCATTACAAACTCCAGTTGTTTATTTTATATATTCTTTAAATTTCTTCAGATTTTGTCCAGGTGTTCCTTTGATATACTTTGCAACAAGTTCTGGTCGACCCCACTCACCACCACCTGCCTTTGAAACAAACTCTTGTTCTTCACTCACACTTTTATGTAGTTTCACACCAGTCACTTGTTGAATCAAATCACGAAACTCTTTGTGTCTTTTGTTTTGAATGTGTGACTGCAACTGTTTCTTTTGTTGTGCTGTTGCCTTTGAATGAAACTTCACCAACTCTTGAAACCCTACATTACCAACATAGGCAGCTTCAGAAAATTCTTGAAAAGATAACATCATCCCCTCGTTAATGTGAGTATTTTTTGAATCTGTGCTTCGACTAAAGTTTTTCGATTTGGCCAATAAATGTATTCTTTGTCTGCCGTCTTCAAAAGTTTTGTAAAGAATGGTAAAACCAATTTCTCTACTTGTTCTAATCTTGCTTTGTATTCTTCAGCCGTATCTGCGGTCTCAGAGATGACAGCATTGTATTCTTCTTCAGATACAGCTGAGAAACCAAAGTCGTCATCACCATACTCAGCAAGAATTTTATTTAAATCATATGCCATTATTTGTCCCATGCCTTTGCAGCAGTAAAGTTTTGAAAACTAAATTCTAATCGATCAATGAGTTTCAATGCATCACCAGAAAGACGATCAACTGCCACGAAGCCCTCTGGATTTGTAATCTTAAATCCATTGTCTGTGCGAATGAATGTACCTGTGACTTGTTTCATCTCTTGTAGTTTATTAACAACCATAATCTTTGCATCAACAATGAGATTCATTAGATCAAAAATGTTCTTTAGTTGAGTAGAGTTTGTTCTATAGAATCGCATCACTTCATTTTTTTCTTGCAATCGTTTTTGTTTTGTCTGTTCTTGTTTTGCATCAAGAATTGCTTTGTTCATCTTGGTTTCAATGTAACGAATCAATTCATTCACATGTGCAGTTGTGTTTGTAATCTTTTGGCCTTCACGAACTTTTGTGTTGTTGAATGTTTTGATTTGTGTATTGTATACATCAGAGGCAGCAATCTTATTTAATGTAAGAGGACTGATCGTTTGAAACATACGACCTGCCGCAGAAAGAATGGCTGTTATCTCTGATGTTTCTTTCTGTGTGAATGTGGCAGTACCAGATGCATCAACAAACGAAGCATCACGATACCATACGTCTTTAGTTCGACTTAGATGACCAATGTCGATGTTGAATGAGGCTCGCATATCTTCAAGTTTGTTGCCTGAGTATGAAGTGTGAAAGACAATACCCATCTGTGCAGCCGAGATAGAACGTGCAAGTGGTGAACCTACAGGCACCGCATAGACAATTGTGTTTGGTTGAAATGTGATGTATCGTTCACCATCAATTACCTCTGTCTTTAGATCACTCTTGGTGAACATCATGTCACCTTGCAGAACACCTTTGATACCAAGTTTAGGTAGAAAGGCCAATGCAATCTTTAACTTCTCATTCAGACCTGGGTTTGGATGATTTCTGTCAATGTCATCGTTTGTGTAATTTAGTTTTGGATTCTTTGCAAACACACCTTTTGTACCAACAAAGAACTTTTTGTTCTCAGGATTGACACCTGCAAAAACTGCTGGTGCACCGTCCCACTTTGTTGTGACATTGACTTTTGATTGAGATTTGCCAGCGAGCATATCTCTAAGTGCCTGTAGAAAGTTGATTGATTCTCTTGCGCCACGAACACCACGATTGAGAACATTGTCTTCTAGGTGTTCAAGGTGAAGG